AACAGCTTAAAGGGCGCTTTACAGAGCGCCCTTTTTGATTTATAAATTTATTAACCTAGTAATTAATTTAGTTGCGCGGACTGGCTAGGCAGACGGTATAGAGACGGCGTAGCGATAATGGTCTATACGACCAAAGGAGAATAATATGGCTAGAACGACATTTGATGGCCCGGTAAGAACCCTAAAGGGGTTCATTGCAACTGGAAACGTAATGGGGCAAGCAATAGGTGCTGGCACTGTTAATGGTGCAACAGATATTGATAAATATCAAGGCAGAGCAGTAACAATTGGCAACACTACAACTGTTTTCAATTTACCTGAAATAGTTTCAGACACAAACACAACTCCAAATACGTTAAGTACAATTGGGCTGGAATATACATTTTTAATGACTGCAAATTTATCAGGTGAAACTTTTACTTTGAACGCTGGAACAGCGGCAGGTAGATCAACAGCGGATGTATTTCAAGGAACTGCTCAGTATGTTGATACTGGGGATAATTCTATGGAAGGATTCAATGCGGCAGGGGCTGATACTTTAACTTTAGACGGCAGTACACGAGGTGGACTAGGAGGTTCAATCGTTTATTGTAGAGCTGTTGGAGCTAACATTTGGCTTATCCAATGCGCTTTAAATGGTAACGGCACAATGGTTACACCGTGGAGTTAATATTTAATCTAAAAGGAAAAACATTATGACAACTTTAGTTCTAGCAAAAAATGCTACTGCTGGAGATAATAACACCGTAATTAGCGCAAAGCGTGGAAGGCTTCGGGGGTATGACGCGGCGGCAGACGCCGCTGAGACAACCATCGCCTTTCACGATTGTGCAACCACTGGCGCTATCGCCGTTGGTAATAAAATTATGGATCTTGTTATTCCTGGTGGTGCTAATGCTAATACCTATATTCCAGCGGATGGAGTATTATTTAAAACGGGACTTACAGTAGATGCTGATGCGGAAACAGCAGGCTGCGTAGTCTTCTACACAGAATAAGGAGGCAATATGCCAGAATATTTTAACTCAACTGCTCAAACAAGGGCTGCGGTTCAATCCTCGAAAACTACGAAGTCTTACGGCACTCCTGTTGGACCACGAGGCGTGGTACAAGGCAAAGATACTTCTAAACCGCAAGGACACGTTCCGATGCATAAAAGACTTAAAATGGGTCAGCAACCATCTGAAGTTTTTAACGGAGTGAACGGAAAAACCGGTGGCAGATAAGAATTTGCCAAGATGAGAAGAAAACGAGGATGACATGCCGACTTCAGGGACTACAGAATTTAATCTTCAGATTGATGATATAATTGAAGAGGCCTTTGAGCGCTGTGGACTCCAGACGCGAAAGGGATATGACTTAGAAACCGCTCGCCGTTCATTGAACATCATGTTTGCTGAATGGGCTAACCGCGGATTGAACCTCTGGAAAATTACCGAGGGATCTAAAACATTAGTGGCGAGTCAGCCAAGTTACAATTTTTCTTCAAACGAGGAGCAGGGCATCATTGACATTCTCTCAGCAGTTGTCAACAATGGAACGAACGACTATGCGGTTGATCGCATCAGCCGTATGTCTTACCTGGACCTTCCCAAGAAAACAGAAACAGGACAACCATCGGAGTGGTATTTTGAAAGAACATTGGTGCCAACCTTGTATGTCTATACATCTCCCGATGACACGAAAACCTACACATTCAAATATTATGCCTTGCGTCGTATTGAAGACGCGGGAGCCTACAGCAACACTACTGATCTTCCTTTCCGTTTTATTCCAGCGATGGTGTGCGGATTAGCTTACTATATCGCTATGAAAAGAGCGCCTGATCGTATACAATTACTCAAACAAGTGTATGAAGAAGAATTCGCCCGAGCTGCAGCAGAGGATGCAACCAGGGCCAGTATTCATCTTGTTCCTGCACAAGGATATTTGGGAGGATTCTAATGGCTAGAAAAGATAGGGCAGCGCAACTCTTTCAACTTCTTGCTGATGCAAGAGCCAAGGATGATAACGATCAGATTCAAATCATTATCAGTGATATTTTTAAGGAACTGGGAATTGATTTAAGTAAATTTAAAGGCGGAGCAGTTAACTCCGTGGAAAAGGCGATTAGATAGTGGCATTTGCAAAAGGAAAACACGCACTGCGAATTTCAGACCGAAGTGGAGTAGCATTTCCGTATTTGGAAATGCGCAAGGAATGGAATGGATATATTGTTCATAAATCGGAATACGAACCGAAGCAACCACAGCTCGGTCCTTTTCGCATTGGCAATGATCCCATCGCCCTTCGTGATCCGAGGCCCGCGCGCGTAGCGCCCGCGGTACCCGTGATACTGCCGTTGAACCCTTTTAGAACCACAGCAAGTGATACGACCATTACAGTTTATTCTCCCGATCACGGGAGATCTACAGATGATGTTGTTAGATTCAGGAATTCCTCAACGGTTTTTGGAATTTTGGCATCGGAAATTGATTTAGCTGATGGATATACTATTACAAAGGTAGATGGTAATTTTTATACTTTTGTCTCTACAACGGCCCCAAGCATAACAGGTGAAGCTGGTGGAGGATCAATAAGCGCGGGACCAGTAACAATTACGGCGTAACATGGCAACATTAAGCGAAATTCAAACAGACATACGGAATTATACCGAAGTCACCAGCAATGTTCTGACTGATTCTATCATAGGGACGATGATAGATAATACTGAAAAACGTGTTTTTCGGACTATTGACCTGGATGTTTCCCGATCCCATCAAACAGGAAATTTAACAAAGGACAATCCTTTTCTTTCAATGCCAGGCAACATTTCCACTACTTTTATTAGTGTGGATTGGATTCAGGTTTTAGACAGTGCTGCGAATAGAAGCTATTTAATTCAAAAAGATTTGTCTTTTCTTACAGAATATAATAAGAATAGAAATACATCGGGCGTACCTAAGTATTATGGAAACTGGGATAATGATACTATTTACCTCGCTCCCACCCCAAGTTCGGGACTTACAGTAGAACTTGCTTTAAATAAGATGCCGGATAGCCTAAAGGACGCGGGAGCCTCAGGCTCAACTTGGTTGAGCACGAATGGCAATGATGTTCTTCTTTATGGATGCCTGGTGGAAGCTTATAAGTTTTTGAAAGGACCTGCTGAGATGTTGCAGATGTACCAACAATCTTTTCAAGAGGCGATGAAAGTATTTGCCCTTGAGCAACAGGGACGACGAAGACGAAGTGAATATTTTGATGGAGTCTTGAGAATACCTCTTGAGTCTGCACAACCATAACTTTTAAGGAGAAACTATGGCTATTGAACAATGTGTTGTCAAATCGTTTAAGACCGAAATATTAAAGGGCTTACAGGATTTAACCGCATCTACTGGCAATTCTTTCAAATTAGCGCTTTTTGACTCTGAGGTCACGTTGAATAATACAACGACGATTTATGATAACACAGATGAAGTGAGTAATTCTGGAACGTATAGTGCCGGTGGCGGAGCTCTCACTGTTGTCGCGACCTTTCCTAAATTGGATAATACAACTGCTATTGTCGATTTTGCGGACGTGTCTTTTACCTCGGCAACGATATCAGCTCAAGCTGCGGTAATTTACAATAACTCAACTGTAACAGGTTTAACGACCAATGCTGCAGTGTGTGTATTAGATTTTGGTGGAGTTAAATCTTCCACTGCTGGAACTTTCACAATTTCATTTCCTGATGCTGAAGACGATAGTGCTATCTTAAGAATAGCCTAGTAAAGGAGGCTTAGATGGCCAGTATTCAAGGCTGGGGACGTGAAACGTGGGGCTCAGGTGCGTGGAGTGAATATGCGCCTATTAATGTCACAGGTCAAAGCGCCACAGCTACTGTAGGTACTGGTTCAAGCGTTTCCACTGATCAATTTATTGTTGTCACCGGACAGTATTCCACTGCCACGGCGGGGGATGCTACGGCAGCCGGTATTGCACTTGTTGTTCCTGATGGACAATACTCAACTGCGTCCACAGATGACGCCATCTTATCCACATCTCAAATTATTTCTGTCACGCTAACTGACGAAGAAGAATTAACTGCAACTTTAGGGGACACAACTGAAACCGGAACCAGGACTACGGGCTGGAACCGTGATACTGATATTAATACCGGCGCGGCTATCGGCTGGGGCGACCAGCAATGGGGCGCTGTTGGAATTGCGCAAAGCGTTTCACTAAATGCTCTT